GGTTTGATATTAAAGACGACTTAGGCGACCAAAACCCTGTAGACGTACAGCAGTTGCGCCAGCAGTTGGCTGAAGACTTCCAGAAAACACAAGTAAGGAAGGCTGTTGCAGAATGTGTACTCAATGCCGCTATCTTTGGCACTGGCATGGGTGAGTTGGTGTTAGAAGAAAAGAAAGAGATGCGCCCAGCAACACAGCCTGTGTTAGACGGAGCTATGGCGGCATTTGGTGTGATGGAGACAGACAGGTACGTTGTACGTCTGCGCCCTGTATTGCCACAGAACTTCCTCATTGATCCGGTTGCAACATCCATTGAAGAAGCAATGGGCGTAGCCATTGATGAATACGTGCCGCTACACATGGTGCAGTCTGGTATTGAATCAGGCATCTATCGCAACGTAGAGCTTGAGAAGGCATACACTGACACAGACCTCGAACCGGACAAGCAGTTGGTGATGTATGACGATGACAAGATTCGTCTGACAAAGTATTATGGCTTAGTGCCTTCTGAATTGTACATTGATGCAATTGCTGAGGGTTTGAGCGAAGAAGAGGTTGAAGACTTAGACAAGCCCACAACAGAATACGTTGAGGCGATTGTCGTGTTGGCTAACGGTGGTCAATTGCTGAAGATTGAGGAAAACCCTTACATGATGCAAGACCGCCCTGTAGTGGCTTTCCCATGGGACGTCGTACCCGGACGTTTCTGGGGCCGTGGTATTTGTGAAAAAGGCTACAATGCTCAAAAGGCGTTGGACACCGAACTGAGAGCCAGAATTGATGCCCTTGCGCTTACTGTACACCCTATGCTTGCTGTTGATGCTTCACGCCTACCTCGGGGAGCAAAAATGGAAATTAGACCCGGCAAGACGATTCTTACCAACGGAAATCCTGCAGAGATCCTCCAACCGTTTAAATTCGGGTCGCTTGATCAGGTGTCGTTCACCCAAGCTAAAGACCTGCAAACTATGGTGCAGATGGCAACAGGTTCTATCGACGCCGCAGGCATCCCCGGAAGCATCAATGGAGACTCTACTGCCGCCGGCATCTCAATGTCGCTCGGAGCCATCATCAAGCGGCATAAGCGTACACTAATCAACTTCCAAGAAGCTTTCTTGTTGCCTTTTGTTGAGAAAGCCGCCTATCGCTACATGCAGTTTGACCCAGAACTCTACCCTGTACAGGACTATAAGTTTACAGCGTCTAGCTCTTTGGGAATTATTGCACGTGAGTATGAGGTGACACAGCTTGTTCAATTGTTGCAGACAATGTCGCCTGATAGCCCAATGTATCCAATGCTCATTGAGTCGATTGTGGACAACATGAATCTGTCTAATCGTGAGCAAATTATTGAAGGACTGCGTCAAGCTAATCAGCCTGATCCTGAACAGCAACAAGTACAGCAACAGCAAATGCAGATGGACATGGCCGCTAAACAGGCTCAACTAGACCTGTACAACGCTCAATCAACAGAGTCTATGGCACGGGCTAGAAAAGCCGCCGCAGAGACAGGGCTGACAGCGTACGAAGCAGAAACTAATCGCTTGAAGGTGCTTACCACCAACTTAGAACCCGGCGATCAGGATGAAAAAGAATTTGAACGTAGAGTGAAACTAGCAGAGCTGTTGCTCAAAGAACGCTCTATCGCTTCAGATGAGAAGATTGTAGATAAACAAATGAGGGAGAATAATCGATGATTACCCAAGCTGACTTGAATAATGTGCTGATTGAAATCAACAAGATTTTAGATGGAATGAACAAGCGGATAGAGGCGTTAGAGGCTCAATCCTCTAAGCCACCGGCAACAGCCCCTAAGAAAGCACCCGCTAGATCTTGACATTTGGCATAAAATATGCTAGAATAACTGTATAAACAACGCACCGATAGGAGAATGTGTTGACCAAAGAAGACGAACAATACTACGAAGTCTACTTCGACCTCTTTCTGCAACCGGGATGGAAGCAGTTGGTAACAGACCTAAACGAAAGTTTAAATTCTTACCGAATAGAGGATATTGCAGACGCTGATGCTCTAAAGCGAGTTCAGGGCGAAAGAGCAATATTAAGTAGACTTGTTAATTTCGAGGTGTCCGTTAAAGAAACCTACGAAATGATATTGGAGGCCGAACATGCTGAAGCGGTTTGACTTCCGATGCACAGAATGTTCTCACATTGAAGAGCAATGGGTTGAGTCTGAAGAAAAGCTCACCACTTGTTATGAATGTGGACACACCGCAGTGCGGATAATCTCTCCGATCCGAACACATTACAAAGGCGTTGGTTGGCCCGACGCTGATGAGAAGTGGGCTAAGGATCATGAAAGAGCCGCACTTAAATAACACTTCCATAATGCTTATTATAGCACGGAGTACAATATGGCAACATTAATCGAGCGTCCAGAAGAGGACACAACCGAAGACTACGCAACACTTGAACAGCCTGAAGAGGTGGTGGAAGAGCCTGAACAACCTGAAGAGGCAACTGTTGAGGATGACATCCCCGAAAAGTATCAGGGCAAGGATATCAAAGATATCGTACAGATGCACCAAGAAGCTGAGAAGCTATTGGGACGTCAAAGCTCTGAAGTAGGTGAGTTGCGTAAAATCGTTGATGACTTCGTCAAGACTCAACTTGATACACAAAAACAAAGCCCACAGGCAACGACGGAAGAAGAAGACGACTTAGACTTTTTCTATGACCCTGAAGCCGCAGTGCAGAAGGTAATTGAACGTCACCCGAAGATTAAAGAAGCTGAAGCATATACTCGCCAAGCGAAGCAGGCGTCTATTATGAATCAGATCGAACAGAAGCATCCGGACTTCAAAGAAATTGTTGCAGACAATGCATTTGCAGAATGGGTACAAGCTTCTAAAGTACGAACAGAGCTTTATATTCGGGCAGATCAGCAATTTGACTTTGACAGTGCTGATGAGCTACTCTCCCTCTGGAAAGAGCGTAGACAAGCTGTATCAAACACTGAAGACCTCAACAAAGCTGACAGACAACGACAGGCAAGAGCCGCATCAACGGGAACCGCTAAGGGTTCTGGAGAAGCACCTAGTCGTAAAATCTATCGCCGTGCCGACATTATTGAACTCATGCAGAAAGATCCAAAGCGTTATAATGCTATGTCCGATGAGATAATGCAAGCCTACGCTGAGGGTCGTGTTAAATAATTTAAGCATTAAGGAGCTTAATCATGGCACTAGGTACAAACCACGTAACCAACACTACGGCGGCTACGTTTATCCCAGAAATCTGGTCCGACGAAATCGTTGCGGCCTACGAAAAATCACTTGTATTGGCAAACCTTGTCAATCGTATGCCGATGACCGGCAAGAAGGGTGACACTCTTCACATCCCTAAGCCTACCCGTGGCGATGCATCTGAGAAGGCGGCATCTACGCAGGTAACTTTGATTGCGGCCACTGAGAACGAAGTTGTTGTCACTGTTGACAAGCACTACGAATACTCACGCCTCATCGAAGACATCACTGATGTACAGGCTTTGTCTTCACTCCGTCAGTTCTACACTTCTGATGCAGGCTATGCATTGGCTAAGCAAGTAGACACTGATCTGTTCGCATTGGCTAAGAGCTTTGGCGATTCAGACGGTGCAGACTTCATTCACTCCAACTCATTCTACATGGATGCGTCTACAGACCTCACTGCGTATGCGGCTGACACTGTAGTTCCTGCTGATGTCTTCTCTGACGACAGCTTCCGTGCGGCTATTAAGCAGTTGGACGACAATGACGTTCCTATGGATCAGCGTTTCTTAGTTGTTCCTCCTTCAGTAGTGCAAACAATCCGTGGCATTCAGCGTTACGTATCTTCTGACTTTGTCTCTGGACAAACAGTAGTGAACGGTAATGTCGGTAGTCTCTACGGTATTGACATCTACGTTTCAACCAACTGCCCTGTAGTAGAAACAGCCGCACAGAACGGTGCTACTGGTGGTGGTGAGCTTAAAGCAGGTATCTTGGGTCATCGTGACGCAATGGTGTTTGCAGAGCAAATGGGTGTTCGCACTCAGACTCAGTACAAGCAAGAGTATTTAGGTGACTTGTTCACTGCAGACACTCTGTACGGTACTAAGGTATTACGTCCTGAGTCAGCACTTACTTTGGTGTTCAACTCCTAAGTAAACCTCTAGGGTGGCCCGCTTCGGCGGGCTTCTCCTTCCTCATTCTACACCGGAGAGACTAATGGCGATCTTTCGTGGCACTGGTAGCGCATCTGCTACAGCCGATCAAACCACTATTGATACAGTAACACAGGCTGTTACAGACGCTGAAGCGGCACAGACTGCGGCAGAAGCGGCACAGACTGCGGCAGAAACAGCGAAAACAGATGCTCAAAATCTCTACGGTGACCTAGCGGCTGTAAGCACAGCAAAAACTGATGCAGAAACAGCGGCCACCACCGCAACAACAAAAGCGAGTGAAGCCTCCGATGATGCGGCGGATGCACAGAAGCTAGCACTCAACCCTGTAGACTCACAGTTTACATTGTCTGACGGGTCTACAACAGGCTACTCAGCCCTCCACTACAACACACAAACACAGCTACGTTACGACAACTTTGATGACCGTTACTTAGGAGCAAAGGCTGTCGAACCGTCAACAGACAATGACGGGGATGATCTAATCACCGGAGCTATGTACTTCGACACCACTGATAACTTAATGTATGTGTGGACCGGAACCGGCTGGGTAAATGTTACACCGGCTTCAACCGTTACACTTGCACAGGTGACGGATGTTACCGCTAATGCAAATGAAGTTAATGTTCTTGACGTATCTGCTGAAACTCCTTCAGATGGTAATGTATTAACATACAACACAGTTGGTGGCCTTAACTGGGCTACTCCTTCTACAGAGACTAACGACTTAACAGCTTCAGTGACTTGGGCAAACGTACCAGACGCTAACATCACTCAGTCTTCTGTCACTCAGCACGAAGCGGCTTTGTCCGTTGCACACACGCAAGTAACCGGACTAGGTACTGCGGCTACGACAGCCTCTACAGACTACGCTACAGCGGCCCAAGGCACATTAGCGGAC